AGTTTTCCTCTGCCAGGCGGGCTTGCGCATACAGCGCCGGCCACGTATGCGGATGCGGCTTGCCCGGGCGCCAAGTACGCAAGTACAGCGCCCACGCGCCGTCGGCATCACCGGGCGCCGGCAACCGCCAAGGGTCCGTCCATAAGAGCAGCCGCGCGAAGCCTGCGGCCAACACATCGTCCGTTTCCAGCGCGGGATAGACGGCGTCGGATAACGGGGCAACGTTGCGGACGGCGCACAGGTGGTGCGCGGCGTCGCGGCTGGATGGGTGCGTCAGCACGCCGAGCACTCCGCCGTTTTTTTCAAACTGCCAGAACCCGCGCGCCGGGCCATTGATCTGGCGACGGTGCAGGAAACGGCTTTCTTGAAGCCCGATGGCAAGCAAGAGGATGCGAGCCGCGGAGGTGGCCATGGCGGGCGGCAGCAACGCGAGCGCGGGGGAGATGGCGGTGTGGATGAGGGGATTAAGGGTCATGGTGGTTTCCTCTCATGGTTGTTTCCTCTGTCACTGGGCGTCCCCAACACCTTGGCGCGCGCCTCGGCCAGCCACCCCAGCAAACCCATTTTTCGCATGCTGGCCATCCAACGCATGTACGCGCCCAACACCCACCACGCCGGTAAGCCGGCCAACAACATGCTGGGACCTAGCACGTAGAACTTGGCCAGCAACGCATCGTCGGTGCCCGCGCCATGATGAGCAAGCCAGGTCATGGCCTCCATCAAGGCGGGCTTCCAGGCAATGACGGACGCCGCCAGCGCCGGGCCGAAAAGGAAGGAACAGGCCACGGTAGACACCGTGCGTACCGTGAATTCCCGCACGGTGCGTGGCGGCATGATCAATAAGCCAAGCATGGCCGCGATGGCGGCGGGAATCCCGTACGCCATCGCGACCTTTAAGGCGGCAAGCCCGCCTAGGCTGGTAGAGCCGGGTTCCATAGAAGGGGTGCTCCTGAGTAGGGTGTGCAGGATGGCCTCCTGTGGGGGTAAAAAAGCCCGCGGGGAGGCGGGCTTGATGGTGGCTATGAATACCAAAAGATCACTTCGGATGCTTTTCCTTCACCTTTCGGATCGGCTCGACAAACTTCTGGAGTCTCTCAGCAAGAGCAGGGTCTGCCATCACGGCGTGATAAAGCGCGTCCAGTTGCTCCGCTATGGGGGGGTAGTCCGCAGACCGCTTAGACCGGTAGCAAGGCTTGAATCTAATTTTCAAAAGTGTGGCTCCACAAAATGTAGGGTTCGCAAAAAATCTCGACTCGATAAGAGCCTGGTTCTGGAAATTCGAACTCGATGTGGTCGTCAACAACGTCATCAATGCCCTTCCCGTTGATGCGCAAGGAGCACGGCACAGGGATATTCCTAATGGTCGTCCCGTCAACAACAATCGGCATGCTCGGTCGGTCTTGAAACTCGTTTTGCCGAACCCAATGGCGGTCTAGATCGGCCGCTCCGGGAATCACTCCCATCTTTCCGTTTTCCGCCGTAAGCCGAGCATTTTTCCAAGGCCCGATAAGCGTGTATCGCGCCAAACCATGAACCGGATCAAACAGGGTCCAGGTATCTGTGTGGTCGTCCGGAAAGTCGTATTCCTGGACAGACCGATTTCCGAACTTGTCGGCCATCTCATTCTCCTAGCGTTGGAAAGAAAGTACAGACACGTGACCAAACGTGGTCGCAATGCCATTGATGGGCCGCGGACCAAAGACAGTTATGGTGTGTACACCCGCCCCAACAGCGGTACCGGAATAGAATCCTTGATGTAGTATCCGGGCACTCGTGGGGTTCGCTTGCACCCCGCCCCCTGCCGCAGCGTCCAGGACATTTCCGTACCAATTTGAATGGACGCGCAACGGCGTTCGACCCGCCTGACCCGGCCCCCAATCGCTGGTCTCGAAAGACCAGAAAATGAGCGTTGCGGATGCACCGTATGGAATGGAAATGGACATAGCGGCGCTATCTACGCCCGACGTCACGCCTAGGCTCATATAGACTTGCATTGTTTGGCCTGCCACAACGGAGCCTGGGGCAAGTCGAAGCGTATCGACCTCCGCTTCGCCAATATGCGCCATCTTGATATAAGCCCTCTTGACATCTACCAAGTTCGCGGCCAACGTATTAACTTCAATACGGTCACCGCTCATCTGGCCGAACGTCACCTTGCTTGCATCCAGCGATTCAATGTTCCCGCTCTTTATCCAAGCCGTGCCAATGAGCGCCTGATTCATGAAGACTTGGCCACCCTGAATCACGAAAGGCGTAGTGACCTGCGGACCATTGGGATGAATAACGGCAAAGCGGTCAGCGGCTACCAACACCTGAGACTCAACTACGCCGTCAGTATTTGACGTGCCCACCCCGATAGCGGAGATGTAGTTGCGGCCGCCGGCCGAGAGCTGAGTCTTGACACCCCACATAGCCTCCAAATCCTTGTCGGTTTTTGCAACGGCACTAGCGGTTATATCCACTGCCGAGGAGGCTTTGTTTGCAACGGCTTGAACACTTGTAATACGCTTCGCGAGGGCTTCATCTTCATTAGCGCGGGCGGTACTCTCGTCCTTGATGAGACCAGCCGTCTCATCAGCTTTTGCGCTGATGGCACTGATCGTCTGCGCCATCGCATCGCTTTGTTCCTGTCTTGTAACGGCCTCCTGGGAAATGCGAGTGTCCAGTACCGGAATCTGCTCAATGGGCGCCAGAATGTCTTTCGCCAGCTGCGTTTGAGTGATCTTGCCGTTCAGATAATCCAAAATTTCCGCAGCGTCCGAACTGGATTGACCCAGCATCCCGTTGCCCGCGGGGTAGCGCGCCCCCGCCACGCCATTGCGGTCCCTCAAAATCACCCAAAAATACAAGCGCGTGCCTGCGGCCAACCCCATCAGCGTGGAAGTGTCTTGCGGATAAGCATAGTCACCGACCTTCTGCGCCGTTGAAAACTCCGCCGCTTCGCTATACCAGAGTTCCGTTCGTTCAATGATTGACGGTGACGTGGGAAGGGTCCATTTCAGTCGGATCGCAAACACTAACGATGCTGCCGTCAGGCTCGTCACCATGGGTGGCGGCGCCAAAATTCCATCCAATTCCGTCTGGGTAGAGGTGGCCCAAATGGAACCGACATCCATCACGTTGATCGCACGAACACGGCACAGAAATTCGCCCGCGTAGATGTTGGACACTTCGATGCTGGTAGAGCCGGTGCGGGGCAAATTGATCCAGTCCGAATTATTGCGTCGCCACTGCACTTCATACGCCACTGCATTCGCAGCGGGCTTCCATGAGAAGACTGCCGTATGACTTGCATAACCCTGATCGATTACCGAATAAGATGCAATCGCTACATCTGAAGGAGGCGATTGAACGCCCGGAGGAACGACGGTGATGGGCGCTGGATCAAGACGAGTTCCGAAGTCCACATTATCGAATTTCCCCGGCTCGTGCTGAATCGCAGAAATCTCCGCTTTCATTCCGTCAATACGCTTGACGCTCAAGACGCGGAAGCGTTGCGCGGATAGCTCCTCCGACTCCAACGTCCAAATGCACTCGGCCTGGGGAACTTCGGAGTACGGCGCCGTTACGGTCAATACGAGTACGGTATCAGGCAAGCCCACGAGGTCTGCGGTCAACTCGGTCGAGTCCACCGTGAAGCGCGTCAAGTCCGCCGTCAGCCCCTGCCCGACCGCAGAGCTGATGATCCGCGTTTCCGAAATTCCGCTGGGGAGGTTGACCGTAAGACGGTCCCCCACCCGCACGCCAAGCTTCGCATCAACCGTGACGACCGTAGCCGTGGCCTCACGAATTCTGCCGCCGATCCGGCGCCCGGCCAGATGCTGATCCGCAACACGAATGATGCTGCCAGGCCGAACGCGGCAGGCGTCCAGGCCTACCGAGAAGGACACCGAGCGCGTCTCCATTTTCGAAGTCAGCAACACCCACTTCCCAACGCGATTCGCCTGACCGCGCGACGTGCAACCGAACGCGCTTATCTCAATTTGCTTCAGGCCATAGCGGCCCAGAGATTGCCGGTCCTCGACATACTCAACCTTCTGCCGGCCCATGTCGGAGAGATCATTCCATGACACCAACGCGACGGTATAGCGCGTGTTCAACGGACTACCGACGTAGCTGAAGCGGCCACCAATAACGTTTGAGGACGTAAAGGTATAGACCGGATCACCAGGCATATCGGCCACCGCGAAAACGGCGCCGCTCGCCCAGTACGCCATGCCCCGGAACGCCGACGCCAAGTCCTGCAGAACGCGATACGCGTCGGCCGCCGACTGCAGATACACGTTGCAGGTGAAACGAGGCTCCTGACCGCCAAACCCATCCGGGACCAACTCATCGCAATATCGGCCTATTTGATACAGGCCCCACTTGTCCAGCCAGCCAGCCGGAATACGCTCGCCCAAGCCGTATCGGTCGTTACTGACCAGATCGAAGAAGATCCATGCGGGGTTATCCGTCCAAGCCAGCTTGAAGGTGCCATCCCAAGTTCCGCTGTAAGAACGGTCATCCACGTTGTAATTGGACGGCACGCGAACAATGCGCCCCTTCCAGTCATAGGCTCGCGTGGGGATACTCTGGAACTGTGACGCATCAAGCTTGATGCCAACGACGGCCGACATGGGATAGCGCAACTTCGCGTCAACCACCTCGGTGTATGCATCCACGAAAGTCTTGTCGCCGATGGTGTTACTCGTCGCATTGGCGGTGATCCGAACGACTCGGATAGACCACCCGGATCGCGCCGAAGGCAAATCGATGCGATGCGATCGCGAATAGCGCTGCGAAGTCTTTCCGTCAAACGCGCTAAGCAACATCTCGCGATATGCACCACCGTCAGTGCTGAGTTCTATCCGATACTCCACCCGATAGCCAGTGATATCACCGTTGCTGGTGTTGGCCAATGAGAGGCCATTGACTGCGAGCGTGATCCGCACAGCGGACAATTGAACATTGGTGAACGACTTGACCCAGGGAACAGCAGCCGTCAGTTCAACGTTTACCGCAGCCGTAACTTCTGAAGCTGGAAAACCCGGCAACGGATCTTGAGTCTGCGTGCCCGCCCGAAAATCGATTGCGACATCCTGAAAGTTCAGGGAACCGTCCTCGTTGGCAATCGGCGTGCCGTCCAAATACACATCACGCAGTGCACCATTCAACCCGTGCGCCGGGCCGTACACCTCGCCCTCTGACACCAGATCGACGACGCGCGCATACGCCGTGCTGTGCAGACTGTCAGGCGATTCTTTAGGGCTACGGCCCGCGCCACCGCCTTTCCCGCCACCATACCCGATAACCAAAGGCTTATTCGGCATCGTAGTCCCAGAAACCACTAGGGCGCCAAAAGGCGCCCCATCAGTCTGATTATGTTGCATCGTCATACCTGATCCTCGGCGTAGATGCCTGCTGAGATTACGGAGCTGCCCACAATCATTCGGCCATACAAAACCGGCACGGGATTGCCCTGTGCGCTGGTGTTGACGGCGCCATTGAAGTTGTACGACGCCCCGTTATCTGGACTGTCCTTTGCGCTTAACCCGCGTTGCTGAGGCGATAGCATCTGCACGACGCCGCCCATCACCATGGCGATTCCCACGGACATGACGGTTGACGCGACGGACCCGACTTCTGTGTAAAGCGCCATCCCCGCAAGCGGCGGAAAGTAGATAGCCGCAACGATCAACACCGCTCCCAGAACCGCTTGAAACAGGCCACCATTCTTTGCACCCGCCGGGATCGGAGCAATTCGAATCGCGTCATCACCACACGGCAGCCGCAGTTCTTCGGAACCAATATTCCGGCGTCCAAGAAAGCACGCATATTTCACGCCGCGCGTCTCGCTCTCAGCCAGCGCTTTCTCAAAGCCGGGCAACAACACGCAAAGCGCTCGTATTGCCTCCGCGGTGCTGCTCACGGCAAGGCGATGAGCTCGTCCGAACTGAGTTCCCAGCCAGCCATAAAGCCTGACTTCCCGCAATTTTTCGCTCATCTTTTATCCTCTGTAGCGAAGCACAAGGCGGGTAGCCTCGCGCCAATAGCCGCCGTACACAACCCGCTCGGAGTCACGTCCATACAGGTGATGCAGCATGGCATCAGGTACGCGGTGCAGGCCGCGGTCTTCCTGAAGCGCCGCCGAGCCGATATACACACCAGCATGGTTCGCCCGGTCTGAGCGGATCTGCATCAGCACCACGTCGCCCGCCGTTAATTGTTCATCATTGGCGAGCGGCCGAAAACCTGCTTCAGCGTAGTGATCCATATAGAGATCGCCTTCCTTGCCCGGCTCCCACCAGCCATCATCGCGGCGGAAGTCCCGTAGCAGGATGCCGCGCTCCCGCGCATACCAATCGCGGATCAGGCTGTAGCAATCGAGAACGCCGTGAGCAAAGGGACGCCCCAGTAAAGGCGCGGAGTAGCCTTCCGGCGCGAAGCCGGCCAGGTCTCCGCTGACAACATGGCCGCCTTCCACCTGCGCCACCGCCACGATGAACCAGGGCAGGCCAGTCGCCTCGCATGCAACGCGGTCCGCCTCGCTGGGGGTGGCGGGTGCGTCGGGGTGCGAGTGCACAACTGCACTGATGCGCCCCGAGTCCTCAGCTTGCGCATAGTCTTCAGGCGACATCACAAAATGATCCGTCCCAGATGCAAGATTGCGGCACGGCGCATAGGTTTCGCGCCGACCCTGCATCACCACCAGACCGCAACACTCGCGCGGATACTCAGCCACCGCGTGCGCACGGATGGCTGCCATCGTCTTTTTACGCATCGTTATCCCCTGAGCCGATCCGCTGACGGAAAGCCACCATAGTTGATCACTTCGTACTCGCCGAAGCGTTTTTTGCAATCTGAGAGGAGGCCTGAACAGCGATCCAATGCCGGATCGGAGACCGCGTTCCCGTTGACATCGAACATGCGGGGCCCGGTGTAGCCACAGTAGGTACCGCGATAGCCGCCCTTAGTTAACCAGCCGCAAACGCCTGCGATGATCTGCCGCGATGGCAGCATCTGGCCATTGAAATCCAGCGCGCTCGACAGTTCGAACTCGATCACCTCGGCGGCCTCGGCCGTCTTCTGCTGAATGATCCAGATTTCAGGCGGCAGTTCTTCGTCGGGCGACGCCGTTGGATTGCCATCCGCAAAGTTGCGCGCATCCAGATATTTGCCCAGCGTCCGGCGCACGACAATCCGTGCGCCCACCAGGTCATCTAGTGCGATACAAAGCGCCGACATCACGCCGGAGATGGGGTTGCCATCAGCATCCTGCCCAATGTTGCCGACAGACAACGTAGGTGTGGGCTGCTGCCCTTCTCCTACCTGCTCAAACCCTTCGGCCTTGATAGCCCAAGGCTCGTACTGATTGCCCTGCCACCAGATCGGACCGACTTGCGTGTAGCCGTGGAAGCGTTGAAGCGTGCCGCCGATAGCGGTGGCGTCCAGCTCATAAAGGTCGACCAGCGCGCCGACCTCCAACTTTTGGACGTCTGCATAAATTCCCATGACGTCTCCTTAAGCCTGGATGCTTGCGGCCAGGATGAACAGCGCGTCAATCTGCGCTGACGAAAGGCCCAGCATGCCGGCGACTGCGGCTAGCATTTCGCTGTCGCGCCGGAACTCCTGCAGGTCATCCCAGGCGCGACGGTACATGGCCGGCGTGGCAGGGTCTGCGAGGACTGCCTCGGCAGCTTCGAACAGCGTGGTGTCGCCGTGGGGTGTTTGCCACATGGCTTCGCGGCCTTGGAAGCGGCTGACCACATTGGGGACGGGGACAAGTGGCGCCGGGGCTTCGTCCACCCAGTGAGTGAAATTGAACGCCGGTTGGGGTATGTCAGACCATCCGGGGCTTGTACCAGTGGGGTCGATATATGGCATTTTTCAGTCCTCGAATAAGTCGGTGTAGCCTTTGACGAACACAGATCCGGTGCATGCAACGCTCGGGCTTTGAAAACCTGTAACGGGGGTGGCCACAGGAGCCACCGGCACTTCCCAATCGTTTACCGAATTCATAATGGGTGAGGCGATGAGCACATATGACCACTCAGAAAAGCCGCCCGTCGAGTCGTACCAACGATTCATAAGAGCCGCGTTATTTCCGTTCAACGTTCCTAGGAACCCCGTGAGTCGAGCGATATGCGCTACGTTTGGAGGGGTCGGAAGGTTGGGCGTATAAGCGGTGTCTGCGCTAAAAGTAGCCCCAACGTACATATTTACTTTTGTCGCAAACCAGAACTCATTTCCGAATTGCACATACGGCCAAAGAATATTGGCCGGTCCGGACGATACGCAACCGATCCTCCGGTAGTACGAGTGAGTAGACGGGCGGTTTGCGCAATTAAACGTGGTATCAAATGCGACGCAGCAATCGCCATCGCTATTACGCCGCAGCAGGAAAATGTAATACCAGGTGTTTGCGGTCCTTGCGCCAGTCAGCAGCCCATTCCCGGTAGCCCCGTGCACGAATGCGCCTGACGTCTGGATCGTGCGTGTGCTTGCGGCGGTCAGGTTCAGCGTGGTTTCACCCAACGCCGAAGCGCATACGCCAGGCTGCACCGTTATGGCGGTGGTCCCGTTTATTGCAGTTTTTAGCCCTTGACGATGAGTTGGGGTGGAGGGTAAGCGAAGGTAAGCCGACCTACTGGCGTTCCAGGCATGCCAGCCCAGCCCGTCCACGTAGATGTCGCCCATATCGTTCGCAGGCATCCACCCCGTGCTGTTAAACGCCCCCATGACCTTCCACGGCTGCCAGACCCCCGTGGACGTGTTGCCAAATCGCGCAAATTTCAGCGGCTTGCCCCCGGTCACCAACAACGTCAGCTCTTGCGACACAACCGTCGCCGCCTGCCAGAAAACTTGCATGTAGCCGGCGGCCGAGTATCCCGGAAAGTTCGCGCCGCTGGCGACCGCCGATGCCGTCCAGGTGTAGAACGTGTTGTCCGCAGTCAGCGTGTTAGCGTCCGTCGCTGCGGTTAGGAATGTGTGGATCATCCCCAGGCCGGCAGACAACACCTCCTGCCACGGGGACCAGCTACTGCCGTCACGTACACGCCAAAACCTGCGAGGGCCGCTAGAAGCCGCCAGGCCGCCAGCCGAGCGGACAGTGTATTCCTGGACAGTGCCGTTGATGCCCGCACCTTGCGAGACCTTTAGGAACCCGCCGATGGAAACAGGGTAGTTCGCTCCCGCCGCGGCACCGGCAGTCGAGGATTGGCAGTATTCGCCCGGGGTCGTGTAGTTGTTCAGGTCGTGTGCGGCCGTGGGCAACCAGGGCGCCAAAGCCGACATCTCGTAAGTAGTGCCGTTCCAACGGTGCCAGCCCACGCCATCCACGTAAACGTCGCCGCAATTGGCAGTAGGTAGCCAGCCAACATTGCTTAGGCTGCTGATCATCGTCCAGTTTTGCCAGTTGCCCGAGGTCGGGTCGCCGTATCGGAAAAAGATGCGGGGCTTCTGGTTGCTACCGACGAGCAGCGTCACCGTCTGGAAGATGCGACTCGCAGCCTGACGTCGAACCTCCACACCCCCGCCGATGATGCTGGTGGTGGGCGGCCAGTTCGAGCCAGACACGACGGCCCCGGCCTGGTCTATGGTGTAGTAGGTGTTGTCCGCCACGAGCGAGTTGCAGTCTACCCCCGCAGCGCCCAGGTAGACGTGGGTCATTGCGTCGTCGAACCGCGCCTGCTGCTGCCACGTCCCCCAGATGCCCCCGCTGCCACCAAACCGCACGCGCTTGTACGTGCGGGTCACGCCGCTCGAACCGTTACGAGTGGTGTAGGTCTGCGTCACCTGGGCATTGCTCGCGTTGGAGGTTTCCACCGTCAGCGTGCCCGCCAATTGCTCCGGCCAATTCAGCGCTGCCGTGGCGCTGGCGTCCGCGTTATTGCTGTAGACGCCAGGCGTGACGATGGAGTTGGCGTCTACGGCATTCAGGGAAGTCGTAAACACGATCGGTGCCTGCGCCGGCAACAGGCGACTGTCGGCCCCCAGCGTCGCCACGCCGCCGGCCGAGGCCAGCAGCGACCCACGCAGCACCTCTGCCCATGCTGACCACGAGGAGCTGGAAATACGAACGCGCCAGTATTGTTGCGAAATGGCAGCACGCGTGGTGTATACCTGAAGGACCGGCGTACCCGTAGCCACCACCTCCAAGAATCCGACCTGCGCAACCGGGTAGTTGACGCCAGTGGGCGTGGTCGCGCCGGCAACGGCGGCTTGATAGAACGTGCCGGGCGTGACGTAAGTATTCAGGTCGTGCGTGGTCGTGGGCAGCGTCGGCGCATACACGATGGGCGCTTGCGCCGCCAGCAATCGGCCGTCGGTGCCGAGAGACGCATAGCCACTGGCTTGGCCCTTCCCGTCCAGCACGCCCTGAATTGCGGTGTTCAGCGCCGAGAAATTCCGATTGGCCTTCTGCATCGCATCACGCAGAGGATCGCCCTTCTTGTCGTTGGCAGCTAAGCCTACGGTGATATTTTCAATGTTCGCCATGTTCTACGGCCTAAACGTTTGCTGGAAAGTGACGGACAGCGAATACATATCGCCACCCAGTGCGACGGGTTCGTACTCGGGCGCCATGTAGTAGCCCGGCTTGCCCAGCGGAGGGGTCCACTCGAAACCTCGATGGCCGGCGTGCCGGTCAAGGAAGGCTACGATGGCGCCGATGTGAGCGCCTGTCCCGACAAATTGCAGCGGCCACGACTCCACTTTGTTATTGATGCCATCCGCCGCAGTCTGCGAGTACCCGTCGCCAAAGCTCGCCGTCAGGGTGCGGAACTTGACCTTGCCTTGTGGATTGATCCTGGGTGACCAGGTGAAGACTTCTGTTGCCATGATTAGCTTCCTTATGCCTGTCCGTTTATGCCCGTCCGTGAAGGGCATTCCAGTTCATTCCGCCAGGTTTGAATGACTTGCCCAGCTCCTGCTTGACGTACGCCTTGACGACTTCACCCAGGCCGCGGCCAAACTGCTCGGAGCCCGATGACACATCCGTTCGATCGGAACCGTCCTGCTGGATGTACACGTTCACGGCAACCCCGCCGGCATCTGCCGCCGGCCCCGCTTGAATGTTCGGAAGTTGCGCGCGGATGCCGAGCGAGCCATCGGCGCCGCGCTGCAAGGGCATGATGGCCTCGGGTCCCGCCTCCCCCATGACACCCACGGGAAATGCCACGGGCGAATCGACAACGCCGTTAGAGAACGCCCCGCCGTTTGCAAAGAACATGAGACCGGAGCCGGCGGCGGCGACGTTTGCAGCGGTAGCTGAGCCCAGGCCTCCGCCCCCGAAAAGCCCACCGATGCCTGAAATAACGGAGCCAAACAGCCCCCCGATCTGATTGGTCTTGCCAACATCGCCAAACAACAGTTCCCCAATCCCTGCCGCGGCGGCATCCGTTGCCATGCGAGTCAGCATTTCTGCGAACCGGGCTCCCAGACCCTCGAACTTGCCGTTGACGGCGTCGTATAGCGCGTCGCCCAAGTACGCTTGAATATTCTTGGCGCCCTTGACAGCGAATTCCGTCAACGCCGAGACGCCCTTGCCCGTCAATTCATCGATGGATTTCTGGTACTGCTCGATGGTGACCTTTCCGTCCACGAGCGCTGAATCCAGCCAGCCGATTTTCTGCTTTTGTTGTTCAGCATCTGTGCTGCCATTCACCTTCCCGATGTAGGCATCGCCGGCTGCTTTCTCGCGTGCCAAGTCCAGCTCTTTACTTCGAGCCACGAGCGCCGTCTTCGTATCTTCCTCCAAGGATGCATAAGCTCCGCTTTGTGTCTCCCAAAGCAT